ATCATTCAATACTCGCACTATCGAAAGTTAACCAGCCAGCCGCAGTATCCTATCATGACAAGTTACTGCGGCTTTTTATATTTAACGGCTCAACAGCCAGATCAGCGGGCACACCACCAACGGCATAGAAAAATCCATCAGGCTTGCCATATCCCACGCACGTGCTGACATCCTCCATACCATGCAGAACGGGGTTTTACGGCGCACTGGATAAAATAGACTTCGTCTTCGTAACAATAACATCTACAAAATCACCTGCAGATATAGCTGATGGTACTGTATCTGCAAGAGTAATCTTTCCTGAAGAGATGTTTTGCACATCTAATAATTTATTTTCAACCCCATCCGTATATACCAATTTGACATCACTGAATGGAGGGTAATAAGTGACTGTTCCTTGGTATACATATATTTCACTGCCTGAAATTGATTTCACTACATACCTGCCCCTTACAAGATTAATTTTGATTTCAGATAAATCGGTTTTATAACAGGTAATTCCTGAACCAATGTTAGCCATACTAATATCAGTATCACTATAATAAGTAATTGCTTTTCCTTGTTTTAAGGTGAAGTTATCTTTGCTTTTCCTTGGCAAGGATGTGCTATTTTTGTAATATCTACCAGTTAAGCATAGCCATGAAAATGCAGTATTCGCTACATTACCACCAGAATACACAGCTAAACGAATTGCACTAACTGGAACCCCTTCATTATTAATCCTGATCTTAATGGAAGAAATGTTAGCAACAGTAGCATATCTATGGTTAGATGAATCCCATTGCATAGAAGAAGTTATTGCTTCTGTTTGTGAAGTTATGACATTCCCATCTCCATCTAATGCATACAGGTAAATGCGAAACGATGCCGTATCTGCTGAGAATGTAAACATATCACCATTTCTTACTGGTACATCTCCAGATTCCCATAACAACCCAAAATTCCGCATAAAAGCAAACTTAGAAGAAACTAGGTGACGGATATTATATAAACCATCTACATCTGTTTGATATGCTAATGCACCAACTTCTCCATTGTTGGCACTGGATATAAATGGGGTGTTAGCATTTAAAGAAAACAATGTTACTTCATCGGATATATTTTCCTGAACATGAAATACTGCATTCCCCTTGCCATTATCAGTTACCTCTACATAAGTGTAAGGTGATGGATTGTATGGTTCATTTGTATAGTAAGGAGAACTTAACCATGAAGCCTCAATTGAGTTATTCCACGTATATTCACCAAAGTTAATTATCAACTGTTGGTTAGTTGGGGATGATGGATATCGTTCAAAACGAAACCCGTAGAAGTAATTGTTATCACCTCTTTGAATATCAATTTTACCTGCCCCCTCCATAGTTCCACCATAAAACTTATTGTGGTTATGATGATATGGATTATCAGCGAAAATGATATTATTCGTACGATTCAGATAAAAATAGTTTTCATTTATCCATCCGTTCTCAACTCCAAGAAAATGAATTGTATCGACCTTTTTCAGGTTAAAGGTTGAGTATGCTATTGAATAATCCGTCGATGCCACCGAAGCATTATAATTTGCATATAACTGTAAGTAGTCGCAACGCTCAATGTTTATATGCTGCCCTTTTGCCCCAATAATACGAATATCCGGTGTCGTTTCAGATGAAATACCAGAATTTCTGATAATCGTTCCGAAGTTTTGTCTTGGGTTGTTAGGGTTTGATGCATTCCCGCCAAGCAATACCCCTATTCCTGAGTGGGATATGGTAAAAACAGCATTGGTCATTTCGAGGCTGACATTACGAAGATTTAATGTCTCCGTAATAATAAAATTACCTTCCGCTCGTAATGTTTTGGATGATTCTCGTGCATATTCTGCAGCCAAGATCAATGCAGATGTATCATCTGTTATACCATCGCCTTTTGCCCCCCACCCTCTTACATCACAATCGTCCCTCCACCGAGATATCTGCAATTCAGGATATTTTTTAGCTCCATCCGGGTCTTCTAATTGCTGCCGTAGTTGATCAGGGTCATACTTCAGCACATTAGGAAAATAGAACTGCTGCGCACCATACGCATCATAAACAGCCATAGAATGGCCTTGCACGGTAACGAATTTGGCAATCTGTCCGTTATATACCGGATATCCAGCAGCGTTAATGATTATTGGTTGCGAAACAGGAACGTGAGAACCGTCTTCATTCTCCACATAGACCTGAATCTGGTTTTCTGTATTTACAGGATCAGTGTCAATTTTACCGATATAAATTTTGCCATTGGCTACGGCTTTAAAAGAACGCGCCATAGTGAAGAGTTGCGAAGGCATCGATACGATCACATTGGCTGTAATGTCTGTCATTTAATTTGCTCCAGATACAATGAATCGCCGCAGCGTAGCTACGGTGAGTATTTGTTTGCTTTTTGCACTACACTTTTTGTGTAGTGCTATCCATCAAGGCCATCGCCGCTTAGTTGCTGCGGTGAATTTTGGGCATAAAAAAACCCAGCCGAAGCTGGGTCGTTGCGTTGGTTATCTGTCAGTAGTTATGTACTGAAGGAGGTAATTCTTTATTCTTAAGTCTCATCCATGCGGAAAGATTCGTTGGTCCGTCTGGCTCATTGATATCAACATCTCGTGTGTGATTGATTAAAACGTCTCTCGCTATATCGATAATACGGGAGAACTCATAACCGCAGTCATGACATCTGCCGGAATAGTTCGATTGAATTTGTTTTAATGCCGGATACAGTTCGCGGAATAATGCCTGTGAGCGGTTGGCATAATCCCATAACCATACAAGGCTGTTTGCTTCTTTTGCAGAAAGCTCGTTGGTTTTCTTCTCTTGTTTGCCAATGAACTCACCTTCAAGTGGAACTCGAGCTGCAAGTGATAGTGCTTCGGTAAACTGCTCCTCACTGATTTCTTTGTACGAACATCCAAAATGGGATTTTAGTGACGACCACATGGTGATCATCGCCTTAGCCTGTTTTTCTTTTGGCAGAGACTGACCGCGACTCATGACGAGTTGTTTAATGGCTTCCTGCTGTTCAGTGGTGATTTTACCCGGCAACGCCTTTTTAGCTTTGCGTGGGTTAACTACATGGCCTTTAGTCCAGTACTCGTATAGCACATCGTCACACTCTTCTTGATACTGGATTACATTGTCGCGGATTTCAGGGCGGACTTTGTTAGGGCTGATGGTTTGCAACCAGCCATTCAGTTTACGTAAAGCAAGGCAAATCATGTTCTGCACACCGCCAACTGAAGGTATTGCGATTTCCACAATACCTTTAGCAAATCTTTGTTTTAACTTTGTAAACTGTGAAGCCCAATCCATACCCATTCCCTCAACGATAGGTTTCATTGGGGTGTACGGCTCACCGTTGTGATTAACAACATAAAGCTCTGCGCCGTGGAATGGTACATTGATAGTAGATACTGCTGTTGCTATACTTTTCATGTCGTTAATTCCTATGCGTGGTTTTACGATACCGAAGCCCTGACTGTTACCGCAGTTGGGGCTTCAACTTTCTGCTCTATCAGTTATATCTTTCCCTTCATATACTTCACCTATATTGCTAATGCTGGCAGAACATCCAAGATGCTTGTATCTTATGATGTCCAACACGCAGTCACTACACAGCATCCGACCTGTTTCTTTAGAGTAAATGTATGTTTGATCAGCGTCTGATTCGCTAATGCCGCAGAAACAACATTCTTTACTCATACCGTTATCCCCTCTCTCTTCAGGCTGTCCATCACCCGTTTAATTACTTCTGCACTAAATGAGCGACACTCTTCCTTTGCTTTCTCTTCAAGGATTTTTTCTAACTTCTCTGGCATACGCAGTGTTTTTACCTTCATTGCATCCTCCGTTGTATGTGGTACGCATACATAGTATTTAGGTACGCATTGATAGTCAATAGATACCTACATATCCTGTGGTAAAAAATTATTCAGGATGTGCCAATGTCTGATCGTAAGTACAAAAACCCTCAAGTGAATCTGAGGCTTCCTGTAGAGATAAAGGAACGTCTTATTGAACTGGCTGAGGCTAATTCTCGTTCATTAAATGCTGAGATGGTCGCGGCACTTGAAGCATGGACCGAAAAAAATAAACACATTCAAGCACTAGACCTTGCAACTATAGCATCACGATTGATAGATCTTGAACATGATGTTGAGAAGTTGAAATGCATGTATAGCAACAATAAAGACGAAAGTTAGAGATACTAACTTGGAGTGATGGCATGGCTAGAGACGATCCGCACTTTAACTTCCGTATGCCTTTGGAAGTAAGAGAAAAATTGAAATTAAGAGCAGAGGCTAACGGAAGGTCAATGAACTCAGAGTTATTACAAATCGTTCAGGATGCGCTATCAAAACCATCACCGATTGCAGGCTATCGCGACGATGCAGAACGACTCGCTGATGAGCAGTCAGAGCTTGTTAAGAAGATGGTGTTTGATACGCTGAAGGATTTGTACAAAAAACCCACCTGAAGGTGGGTTACTGTTACTTGTCTGAATCATCCAGTTCGTCTGTTTTCACATCCTCAAACCTTGGATGCAGGCGATTCATTTTTGCAATAAAATCTGAATAATCGTTAGATAGCTTCATAATCGTAACGGTTGATGACAGATGCTCTCTTAATTTTTGATATCCAATATTTGGCGTCAGCCCCTGAAACAACTTTGTACCTTTTGAGGCCTTTACGTTCTGCTTTTTAAGCTCCTCAAGGATGTTTGGTGCCAATCTCTTGTAGACGATATCATTTGTCAAAACGCCAAAATACTGAGGCCGGAAGCGGGGATTTTCCGGCGGGGATTCTAAGCCCCTTAACCTGAAAAGCTCTTCATAATAATCAGCAGGAAATGTTGTAATATAAGGTTGAATTTCCTTTGCGACAAAGGCCTCGAGTATTTTGGCGAGTGCATCTTTTTCTCTATCTCGCTGGTACCCCGTCGCTTCATCAACAAGCGCTATTATTCCGACTTTAGCTAATGAGCGCACCAGAATTTCAGCTTTCTTGGCTGTCTCTAACTGGTTTGGCCTGGTGATAGCGCCTGCCTCTCTTGCCTTTAAATAAACATCGCAGACAAGAGGTATTATGGATGCGTCATAACCTTCCTGGACGGAGCCAGTAATCGTCTTGTATTTGACCTTATTGATCACATCCATAACATCTTGATTTATATATTTTTTAAGGTTTGCAGCATCCATAAAAGCGGGCATATTGATCACACCCTCTTCTTGAGGTGCTCTACCCCCTCTTTGTGGTCGGCCAAATGCTTTAAAAACAGAAGCTTGTGATATGATACGCCGTCCATTTTCGAGAACCGCGACATCTAATTCCGCATCACCGATCTTTAACTTTCCCTCATTCGCAGATACGGGCAATAAAGCTTTTTCTTTTTTTGCGGCAACAGCCTTTCTTGAGGATTCTTTTCTTTGCTCTGCTGTCATTTTTGCCGCGCGTGCCTTACCGCCTTTGGCCTTCCCACTAACATCATCATTTTTCATGAGCATATCTCGTGTTGTGATTGATAAGTCAATCATACACATGCACGTTGTAACGTGCAATATTTAAATATGCACGTAAATTGCAAATCAGATAATGAGGAGACTTTCTCCCCCTTGCACTGACATCATGGTATCCTGCACAAAACTAAGGAGGTTGGTGTGCTTGAATGGTTTCTGTTGGCTGCATTAGTCGTTTCTAGTTTGGTGTATGAGTATCGAATGCACTCTCTAACAAAAAAAATAGGAATTCTAGAAAACGAATATTGTGCTCTCAAATCCTCACTGGAACGTGAGCAAGGAGACTTAAAAATCTCTCTGTCTAGCATTGAGCGTTCTATAGAGAGCCTAGAGGATAAGGTTGATCGTATAAAGAATGAGGATATTCATGATATTAAGGACGACATATCCTTCTTAAAATCTTGGTTGAAAAATGTTGGTAAAATTGCCACATCAACACGAGATAAGCTCAATCCATCCATGGATGACTAATTACTCCTGTGCCATTCCGCTTAGCGATGCCACAATTCCAGCCCTTGCTAAACGCTGGAACTCTTCGTTTCCTAGTGCCTCGCGTATTGCTTTTACGGCGGCCTTATTTGCCATAAATCTGCGTTCCGCCGCCGCTAATGCTTCTTTGCTTCCGCCTGCTCTTACTGCTTTAGTTGCTTCCTGAACCGCTTTCTCTATCGCATACCGACCACTACGTGTGGTGGCAATTTTAGATACAGCGCCTTTTAACCCAGCGCCAACTAAAGCACCTGCGGCAGCGCCTGCAATGCCTCCTCCAGCGCCACCAACAATGGCACCTGATGTTGAATTGGCAATTGCATTTAACACTGTTGATGTGACGTTGGATAAACCAGCATCCAGATCGCGTAGTACATTGGCAGTTCTACCTGTTCTTTCAATATACTGCTGAGGTTTCACTGCTGCTCTTGCAAGAGTGCCATATGCATCAGCAATTCTTCCAAGCTCTGAGGAATATCGGCTAATGGCTTTTACATTTTGTGGAGTCAGTATCTCTGCGATATGGTTAATTCCTGCTGCATCAGCTTTGCCACCACGTACACCATGCGAGATAGCATCTTGCAACATTGATGATATAGCAGGAACACGCTCTGATTCTGGCAGCGCGCGGATCATAGAATGGAATCCAGCAGGACCATTAAGACCTTTAGCTGACGATGATTGAAGGGATTTTACTCCATTCGTAATCAGTGCATCTGTTGCCAAATCACGCCCGAAAACAGACTCTGCACTCTCTTGTGCTGATAACCTCGCTTTAGACAGATCATTAGCTTTCTGCCAGTCATCAAGAAATCCGCCGTTTTCCGCCATTGTGCGCATATCATCAGTAATTGCCCGGCGTATTTCCCCTGCTCTCCTTGCCGCATTTGCCTCTCCGCTACGCTTATATTTTTGCTCCGCATCAGCAAATTTCGCTCTCCATGCTTTCATGCCATCAAATGTTACTCCACCTTGATTGTTTGCCTGAACAAACTGTTTCATTTCAGGAGTAAGCGGTATGCCAGCAGATCGCTCTGCCTGAATAACGGCATTACCATTTAGCATTCTTGCTTTTTGATTTGGCATTGTTGACCGCACGTCATCCCATGCCGCGCGCTCGGCATCCTTCATCTGATCAAGATTTTGAAGAATCCTTTGTTTTATAGCCGCACTTTTTTCTGATGCCGTTCCAGATGTGGCCCCAAATTCATCAAGGTTTCGACTTAACTTTGATGATATTTCGTTAAATGCTGCCTGATGGGCGTCCTGAACAATTCCAGGTGTTGATGCCAATGCGCCTTCGGCTTGTGCAATTCCACGACTTCCAGATCGCATTCCTGGTGTTAATGCGTTTATATCAATTCCAGCAGACTCAGCCGCTTTTGCTACATCTTCGGACACATTAGCGGCCTGACTGGCAATTGACTGACGCCCAGCACCTGACTTTGCCATCCTAGAAACATCATTAGCAGAATTCAGTGCTGCACCACCAAGAGCCTGTGAAACCCTTGGCGCAATAACGCGCCCGACACCTGAAAGAACGCCTTGAGCACCAATATTGATACCACCGTTAATGGCAGCATTTTGTGCAAAATCGCCCTCCTGATTTGCAGCATCAGCAAGAGAACCTGCAATCATGTTTCCTGCGGAACCGATATCTCCAGCGAGCTTTGCTGGCGCTCCAGCAGCTTTTGCCGCTGTGCCAATTGGCAGGAGATCCCCACCAATTGTTTCACCGGCTTGCGCGTAAGGGTCTGTCGGTCGATCGACTGGACGATAAACATCATCCAATACTTTTGGCCCACCAAGCCCCTGGCTGATTGCATTAATCAGACTTGCGCCACCCTGCAATACATCAAATGGTATGTTTACCAGACCACGACCAGCCTGTTCTGCAATTTGCCCTGCACTTTGACCACCAGTGAGCCAATCGCCAGCTTGTTGCATCAATGATGGTTCTTCACGTGCTGGTTCATTATTGGCCTGATTAACTGTTTGTTGCTGAACAGCCTGACCAGTAAAATACTCATCAATGGCGGTGCCAATATCTTCCGTGCTCGTACCATCAGGGAAGGTAAATGTCTTTCCGTTTGCAGTTACTTTCATCATTCCACCGTAAATTGAATGCCTGATTTTGAGGTATATGATCCGGATTGACTCTGCTGCTGTTGGGTATTTGTCGGTTGTTGGTTATTGCTCTGTTGTTGCGCAGGCTGCTGAATATCTTCATACAGCTTGGCTTTTCTGGATTGCAATTGCTTAGTTAGTCCGCTGGGGAGAGAATCTCCATAAGTTGAAAGATAATCATCCATTTGCTGGTTAAACTTTTCGCCTTCAGTATTTGCCATCAGTTTTGAGGTATTGATTAAGTCCTGGACTTGCTCATTATTCAGCATCTTGCCGTTAGATAATTGGCTAACATAGTTACCAAGTGTGCCGAATATTCCATCAGTGCGTTTTACCTGCACTTGCTCACCTTCGCGTACCACAGATTGCGGATCCAGCGATTTCATATAGTTGAAAATCATTCCCAACTGCGCTGCTGGAGTGTTGCGCTTCCCAAGGGCTTGTAGGTTGTCAGAAGCACTGCGCATTGCAGAATAATTCTTTGAGAACCCATTAATATCACTATTCAGATCTCGAACAAGTTTTGGGTCAATCTTTCCGCTTTCCTGTTGTTTCATCCCTAATTCCTGCAACTTCAGGGCTACGTTATCATTATGCATTTGTGCCCGCTGAGCCCTGTCTAGTTGAGCGTTCTGGATATTTGCCCATCCTCTCGCATTCTCCATATCAGCCTGACGGATGCTTTCATCCAATCGCCCTTTCTCTAGTTGGCGACCAACCATCTTATCCTGATAATCCAGCATTTTATCCGGACCAACAGCCCCTAGCGTCATAGTAGTCAGCATGTGTGATAGCTGCTCTGGATTCTGGATACCTGTCTGAATCATCCAGTCAGCATTCGCACCCACGCGATTTAACCTGTCCTTGTTGTCAGTAATGAATTTACTGTAGGCTTCCGGTCCCTGAGAAAGAGCGACGTTAGCCCTCATGGCTAAATCGCCCATATCGTTGCGTTGCTGCTCATTAAGACCGGAAAACGCCTGTTGTGCCTGTGCAACAAACGCTGGATTTTCCTGGGCAAACTTAAATAGTCCCGATGGATCACCAGAAGCCCATGCATCAGCGTGAACCTTATTGAACGCACTAATCGCTTTCTGTTGCTGTTCCTGCTTATAAATATCAGCAACTCCAGCCAGACCACGTAACGCGGTCAGACCAACGTTATTTGCACCTGAGCGAGCCAGTTCATTGTTTTCGCGGATCAGACCAAGCGTTGCGTTAATGTCGCTTGCCTTTGGCGCATTCTCGTTTTGCGCACCAATGCCAGCCAGAAAACCACCAGAATTAATACCCTGTTGCCACGTAGCCATTGATTACCCCTTAAAACAACGAGCCAAGCAGACCAAGACCAGCACCGATACCAGCACCCCACGGAGTTGATAGCTCGAGAGCACTGGCTATGCCACCACCCAAAAGCGCACCGGATGCAGCACCACTAACACCCTGCTGCAATGCTGACGGTCGGTTGGCGTTTGCAGCCGCCAGCGCCGCGCTTTGCTGTGAAATCTGGCTCATGTTGTTGGCATATGTTTGCCCGGCGTTTGCCTGCCCCTGAAGAGCGCCAAGACCGATATTTGCCAGGTTGTTGTAATTGTTCATTTGTCCAGATAGCCATTGCTGACCAAGCGTTGGTGCGATTGTTGCTAACTGATTACTGGTTGCGGTGGAACCCAATCCACCTGTTGCTTCCGCTGCCGCCAGACTCTGATAGCGAGCCTGACCTGCAAGGTCTTTATACTGCTGAGAGTTGTAATACTGGTTAAGTGCCTGACCTTGCCCCTCCAGAGACGATAAGTTCTCGAGGCTGCCGACATACTTCTCAGCCAGAGGAGTAAACGGCTTCAGGTTATTCATGATGGTGTTGAACTGCTGATTTTGCAGGTCTGCGGCATACTTCTGAGCTTCTGCTGCATACTTTGCGCTTTTATCAGAACTGCCACCTTTCCCACCCTTTTCAGGGCAATAAGGTTCCTCGCCGCGCAGTTTTCTGCCCAGCTTAAATGCATATAACATGGCTATCTCCCGTGATTCAGGAAGTCGATTAGTTCTTCGCGTGTTGCGCTGTAAAACGTCACGTCATCCACGCCTTTGAAGTATTTCTTGATGGTTCCTACACGCTTAAGACCAATCATTGCGCAATACATCTGACCGTGGCGGAATTTGCGTGCGGCGAACGATGTGACGCACTGAACGGTGGTGTTAGTCAGAATATATCGCCAGAACGCCAGCCCGATTTCCTTGCTGAATCCGCGAATCTCTGGCAGGTACATGGCGTGGAATGTCAGCGGCTGAATCTCCTGATAGTAAACAATTCCGCCGAACTGACCGTGCACGTTCACCTCAAAGTAACGGCATTCAGGTTTGTAGTCGTATCCATCGCCGTTGTTGCTCCCGGCGATAATGTCAGGGTGATTTCCGACTGCTTCTATCAGGTCGATGTTTCGCGTTGGTTTGAATGTAATCATCAGTCAATCAGCCCATGTAATCTAAGTGCCGTTTCAAGCGCCAGAATACGCTGCCGCGCCTGCTGCAAACCTGTAGCGAGAGCTGCGACTTCGGATTGTGTGTACGTAGTGCCGACAGTGTATGACTGGTTAGCGTTGAATGAGCCAAGAAGTGGCGTACCTGTGGCTGTAGTCCATCCGGTATTTCTTGCTCCAACAACCTGAATTCCATCAACTGAATATGATGTTTTTACATCCAGCGGTGACGCAAGAGACTGCGATTCGGTTACGGTTTTCGATACGTAATCACTCTTAATGTCAGATACATCGCTTTCTACGCCATCCAGTCTTTGGTCAACAGTGACCAGATGCGCCTGAATATCGATAACCTCATCCAGCAAGTAATCAACATCGCTACGCAGTACGACTATCTTCCCTTCGGCGGTTGTTAACCTGACCTCAAGTAGATTTATCGCTTTTGTGTTTGCGGTGATTCTTGCGTCGTGATCAGCCAGTTCGACGTCCTGTTCATCGTTTTTCACCTGAGCATCGTAAGCGCCCTGACCAGCCTGATTTGCCTTCCCGGCAATTGCGCCGACATCAGCCCCCTGATTAATGACATACAACAGGTAAGACTGGCTGAATATATTGCGTGGAAGGATTGATGTATCGAGTCGTGTAGCCTGAATTGTTACCGGCTCATTGAGATTCGAATCCGCCATTACTCAATCCTTATCTGGCAGCCAGACAGAGTGACAGGTGACTTCGTGATAACGCGCAATTTGAAACCAATGTTTTTCCTGATGCGCCCTACTCGTTTCCACAAAACGCGTTTGTCGTAAACGAACGGTTCATTCTGCTCAATCATCTGCTCACGCCCATAATTTATGCCGTCAGTGGTTGCAGAGAGGAACAGGCGGTCGGCGTACTGAGCTACGCCAGTGGATGATTCCACCTCCAGATCGAAGCATCTGGCGTTATCCGCTTTGAACAGTGGAGTAAACAGCAGGTGTTCCTGTTGAAGCCCATACTGACTGCTGATATCGAACTGCAATTTCCCGGTCACCGATTCCAGCTTATCGCCGCACGTTATCTGATTTCCTTCGTAAATGAAGTCGATAGCGCGGTACACATCGTCATACAAGCCTGTTTTCAGTACACACCATTGCGGACCATTGGCGCTTGAAGATGCGTCGTACACGAGAACATGGCGAGGAAGGTGGATAATCAGCAACTCATGAGCATCAAACCGCAGCGATTCCATCACACCATCAGCCAGTTCATCAGCAGTGTAGGAGCGGAGGATTTTCTCAATGCTCGCGCTGGCAATTGGTGACACCTGACCGGAGCCGATGATATACACAGACGGCGCACCCGTTGCCGGATTGCTGATGAACGCATAGGAATCAGCAAACGGCGTTTTGCAGTAAGTTCCGGCAATGCCTTTTTGCACCATCAGTGATGGCTGTGCGACATACAAAGCAGCACCAACGGTGGTTGCGCCAGTCAGGGAGAAATATTCAATCGTCGATGAACCAAAGCAGACGATGAAGTCTCGCCATGTTCCGATGCCGATGATACCGTCCGGCTGCGATTCTGCGCGATATTGTGCGCTGTAACGGTCAGGATGTGATTCGTCTTCAGGGTCAGTGATAAACCATGAATCAGTTCCGTCTTTTGACCACGCATAACGCCCACGTAAGCGCGTAATGTCACGAACAGAACCTATCTCATACTGCGTAAATCCGCTGTCTGTAGGCCAGTTTGAGACGGTTTTAACCGTGCCATCATAACGATACTCGACCAGTTGACCATTAACGCCTACTGCCTGTGATGTCCTACCATGCGCCATTGATACGCGACCACTTCCGGCAACATCACCGACCTCACTTTCGCCCTTATACAGTTTGCCACCACAAACGCGATAAACAGCATTCTGCGCCATGTTGTACTCAACTCCGCGCGATACGCCGTTCACATCAGAACGTTTGGCAATGCCCGGGAATGAGCGAAGATATCCGCTGCTGTTGAGTATTTCTTTGGGTGTAGCCAACATATTCACTGGCAGATAGTCGATATAGTCGGCGTTTCGAAAGTCTTTGCCGACACCTTTCATAAGCGGAAGTTGCTGAATCGGCATTTATTCACCTCACGTACTCGGATCACCTTTCTCGATGTAAAACCGATTCCACGTAAACGCGCTTTTGTTACCACTACCGCGAGGCATGTCATTTCGCCGCTCAAGTGGTGGTATTTTGGTTAAAGCGATACAGATTGTCTGATATGCACTGTCAGCAGCGGTAAGGAGAGCGTCTGACGGCTGAATGACGTTATCCATGCACACTTGCACAGCGAGTTTCAAAGCGACGCCATCATTTGCCCATGCAGGGATACCTGAATCATCGTCAGGTAACGGCATGATGCCGTTTTCTGTATCAGCAAACTGATATCCAAGCTCGATACCTTTAGCCTGCCATGCTGCCATCATGTCTTCGAGGTCATTAATGGCATCTTCAATTGCCTGAGGGTCAGCATCTGTCAACGTGGCATTGGAATACAGCCCGGCTTTTCGTAAAGCCTTAAGAACGAGATCACCCTTCGTTTTCGCCATCTTCTTCCGCCTTAGCCACTTTATGCTTCGTTGCGGTTTCTTCAGGAGTTTTCACCCAGCCTTTTTTCAGGTGAGATTTAACTTCTTCGTCATCAACAATGATGTAATCGACAGCAAACTGACCACAGGTGATCATGTTGCCAGGCTTATAGAGCATTGTTCGTGCCATTGTCTTCTCCCAATAAAAATGGGGCCGAAGCCCCACCAAAATTACTGCCCGGCAATAACGATGCCCGTATATTCAGGAACAAGTACAGAGCAACCATACAGAGTGGTGAAACGAGCAGTGGTTACGCCTTTGATGTGGTCGAAGGCGTAAGACATGATCAGCGTAGCGCCCTGCTCGGTGGTTGCCGTCATTACCTGTGGCCCCTGACCAGTTGGGAACGCCAGTTTGCCGTACATCAGTTCAACAGAACCATCAGCCCAGAACAGGTTAGCCGGTGCGGCATTTTTGTTGAGAATGGTGATTGCTGCGCTACTTGCCGCGTTAGCATCAACGTTTGCATATGGTCGGCTGGCGACATCCGCGTTGTCAGGCGGCAGAATTTTCGGGGAGATAGTTACTGTCGTTCCGCTTACTGCCAGAACGCGGAATACCTGCGGCTGCCCGGTGGTATCTTTGGTGATCTGGTGTACGGAATTCACGCCAGCAATAGTGAACGCATCGCCAACCTGCAAACCAGATGCAGATACCGTAATGGTCCCCTGTCGGTTATCCACTGGCATATCGTTGGCATCTTTCGCTTCAACCTTGTGCGCAGGTGCTGCTGCCAGCGTAATGGGAGTTGCTGTACCCTTCGGAACACGACCAGAAATATCGGTCTTGTAGCTATCAAAGGAAGCAACCGGAGGGATCTGCGCTTTTTCGTATGCTGTCAGGGTTGCGCCCTGAGCATAGGCACGGTGACCAAGCTCGCCAGCAAGGTCTTTGTAGTTGAAGGGGTTCCAGAAAGAGCGGCGGTTGATACCCTGTGGTACACCAATCGCCGTCATGGTGGCATCAATACCTGCCGCACAGTTCCACAAATCACGGCCCTGTGAACCTGTGGTTGAGTCAGCCATCGTGATCACGTTAGTAGCACGCTGCGTAACCATGGAAATCAGGTCAGAGTCAATCTGTGCAGCAAGGCGCATACCTGCGGCGCGACCAGCTTCAGTTTTATGTTCCGGGTCACGCATTTCACGCGCATCCAGAGTGTACAGAATGTTTTTCGGCTCCTTGAACACAGAAGGAACAAGGCGCTGAACCAGTGCTGTAGGCGTTTTTCCGCTGAGGTCGAGGCCTTCCTCAATGTTCATGTGGTAATGCTGCGGACGATACAGAACATCACCTGCTCGCTGCATTGCTGTATCACCGGGACGGAATTTTTTAGCGTTACGGGAAACTACGCAGGCGGCCTCAAAGCCTTCAACGTAGTTTTCGAACATGATTTCAAGGTCTTTTGCTAATTGGTTAGCCATGCTTAATGCTCCGATAGGTTATTTTTTTGCCTTTTTAGCGGCGAAATACGGCGTCCAGTCACCAGTTTCCAGCGCCTTGGCTTTCAGTTTGTCTAGGTTATTGATTACTGCGCCGTTGCTCCCCTTAACTGTCGGGGTTGTGGCTGCCGTGGTTTTTGCTTTTGGCATGATTCTGGCCTTCGATTCGATACGTTCCAGCAGACGACCAATTGCTACGGGGTTGGTAGCTTCTGCCAGTTGCTTGCGCAGTTCAGCGTTGCGACCGAGCGCCAGAACAACGATTTCCGGCTTCTCTGACTCAAACAGGATCGCGTTTTGTGTCTCGATGGGAATTTCCTCGAGTACGGCCTGCTCAGCTTCCTGATAGCCAGGAACTTTGAGAGCCTTAACACGTTGCTGATATTTGGATAATCGCTCTTGATAGGCAGCCTGAAGCTCCTGCTCCTTCTGCTTGCGAGCCATCTCCTGTTGCTGGTACTTGCCGTTATCCTCTGCCCACTTAGCCATGCGTTGCTGGTAGATTTCTTCATCGAAACCGATGTCCTCATCGTCCAGTTTTGGCATTCGCGGTGGTTGAGTGATTACCGGCTGCTGCTCGACGGGTTTCTGAGACTGACGCATCAGCTCTTTCAGCTCGCGGTCTTTCTCTTTAATCGTCTTGCGCAGGTGTTTTACCAGTCCATGCTCTGCGCTATCTTCGCTGGTTGGCGAATCCAGCTTTTCGTCACCAAAGTAGAATTCCTGCTCTGATTCGTCGTCATCAGTTTCAGTAGTTTCCTCTGCATCATTGCCGGAGGACTCACTGCCATCTTCTGTTTCGACTTCTTCAGCCAGTTCGACATCATCAGGAATCTGCTCTGACGCGTCGGTTTCGATTTCAACTTCTGGTGTGTTTTCTGCCATCTGGTCCATTTGTTACCCCTGTTTACTCGATGTTCAGCCCATCGGAAGGCAATAGGGTGCCAGGCCTCATAAAGACAGCCATTGCACGTTATGGGTTAATTACTGCTGTGGTTGTTGCTGAGTTGATTTTTGCAGGATACTGCTGATGTCCATGCGCTGCGCATGGCCCTGCGCCTGACTTTTCAGGACAAGCTCTGCATCAGCACGGGCATTATCTCCTTGCTGTTGCTGGAACTGTCCGAGCAGTTTCAGAGCCTCGCGGATATCAGATTTCTGCTGACTATCGGCAGATGCGAGTATTTTCACAACATTTGCCGCTGCAACCTGAGCATCAGTCTGTGCCTGGAATGCTTTAACCTGAATGGCTGCCTGTTCGTTCTGCGCTTTCTGCAATTCAGCCTGACCAGCAAGAAGCTGACCTTGCGCTGCAACCATAGCCGGATCTGGCTGACTGGCCTGTTGTTGTTTCGCCTGTTCAACCATCTGCTGTTCTTCAGGCGTTCTCGGCTTGATAACGCCAGACAGAAGCAACTGATTGCGGTTATATTCTTTCAGGTCGTCCATCCCTTCGCCGTCCATATTGTCGAGAATCATCGACGATACAAGGTCGTGCTTCGGCGTTCCTGGTGGGATAAGTGCCAGCATGGAAAGTAACGACTTAACCGTTGCATCACGGCGAGTAGCGAACGACTGACCAACATCGACAGTCACTTCATAGTTGCCCTGCGAAAGGTCATTAAGCGCGATAACCTGCCCTGTCTGACGGTCAACCACTTCACCGGTCATCAGCGCCACGTCATCGCTGCCGTCCTCATTAACGATACGCATCGGCGTATCACTGCCATAGACCTCACGCGCCATAGAAAGCCACACGACGCCAGCGCGGCGCATGGATTTAGCCATGTTGTCCATGTAGATATAGGACTGCGTATCCATCCGGTTAAAAATGCTATCAACGGTATCGGTGGCGATGTTGCTCGGCATGTTCTCAAGCTGCGACGCACCTGTAATTTGCTGAATAGCCGTTCCGGTGTACTGCAATAGCCCGGCAAGAGCTGGCGGCATTTGTGTCGTAGGTGTCCAGCCAGCAACCTGAGCTTCTGAAATGACCGTTCCGTTTTTGTCCTTCTTGCTGGTCATGGGAAGAACTGCAGGTCTTTTCTTATTCCTCTCTGCCCAGTGATTCATTAATGGACCGGGAATGAAATCAACATCCACGATAGGAATGCCATCACCGCCAGCCTGAGTAGCGTTATCTGCAATCATGGAAACCATCAGGTTCTCAAGACGCTGTGCATCCATCGCTTTTGCTGCGTGGCCTTCGATTCGCTCCTGATTATCAACAAATGAGCGACGCCCATATACCGGGATGAGAGGAATATGTTCACCCGGAATACGCTTCGGTTCTTCCAGCCATTCAGCGCCAGACAGAAGACCGCAATAAACGCGGCGCTTCTTCACCGTTCGCTCGCCAATCAGTTCGAATGCACCATCGGTCAGCTCGTCGACAATATCTTTGATTTGCTCTTCATCATAGATTGCCGTTTCTCCGCTAACAGGGTTGCGCCACGCCGTGAGCTTCACCTTCTCTATGCGAACTTCGTAGTAACGTCCAACATAGATGGCGTCAGGCGTTGACCAGTCATACTGAGTACCAGTGACATCCCGAGAAAGGCTTGCCGCAATGGAATCAGGGTATTCAGCCTCGAACGCTTTAGGCGTCATGGAGAACATTTCCATAGCCCACATAGCATCAGAGCGGTCATATTGTTTGCTGTCCTGATCGAAGAAGACGCATGTCGCCGGGTCGTAAACAGGAAGAAGGCTGATGCGTCGCTGCTCGTTACTCGGATCCATTTCATCTTCGTAATCGGCACACATGCGGAAACAACCGAATCCGCCCGTTACAGCATCATCAAATGCGTTATCACACGCTTCGCCACCTGATGTTTCCTGATAGTCAGCGCGGAATTTGCCGTTCATTTTTTCGGCTAACGCTTCCGATGCCTTGTCATCCTTCGGCCTGAATTTAACGCTGATGCGATTCTGTCGATACTCGCCAATGATGCGATCACATTCACGGGCAATCTTATTTAGTTCAAAGCGCGGGTAATGCTCAAATCTGCCTTCATCAAATGAGTAACCAGCGTTTGTGCTGCCTTCCCACTGTGCGCCGGATACCCGGACGAAACGTTGAGCCTCAATAATCTGCTCACGCATATCCTGCGTTGCTGACCAGGCATTATCAAAGTTGCACAGCACCTTGCGATGCCAGTCAGTCATCTTTTTTTCTGCCATATCAACCTACACCACAAGGAATTGAGTAACTGGAATAGTCGGGTTGCGCAGCCGACTCCGGGCAATGCATACACATCATCAGCGCATCAGCCAGGTTAGGAGATGGAATACCGAGCTTCTGCTTCATTTCGACTTTGGTCATCAGCTCAAGCTTTCCGTTGCCGTTGAATTTGCGTTGGATCTGCGTTAGCTCTGCGAATAACTTGTTGAGGATATTCTCTCCAATAGCCTCTTTGTCAAAGCTAAGCATTTCATCAGGGTCGGCGTATTCACCATGCTCTACCGCCCGGTATGTTCGATAAAGCCTGTCAGCCAGCGTGTAATAGAACTGCGCTCGCTTGTTTCGGAATACATCTCCAATAGTGCGGACGTTATCACCCTGCACAACTTCATCAGTCCATGCCCCAGCCTGATATGGAGCATCTTCGTCGAATGGCGATTCACTACCTTTAAACATTGTTACGGTGACTTTCTTTCCACTGAAATAGTCTGTTATCTGTCGACGAAGCCCTGCTCCAAGTCCATCTCCATCAAACAGGAAATGATCAACATCATCGATTACCGCCAATGAAGATGCCCAATCAGCACCCTCGTTTATATCCATGAGCAGCCCTTCACATACGCGCTTAACAACTGATCCATGTCGCACTGCATATCCTTTGGCATCTGGGCCGGTGTCTGACGGGTCATGCGCTGCAATCACTGCACCTTTAGCTTTCCATCCGAGCTTAATGTGGGCGTCTGTTGCAGCCTCTAACCATGCAAACTTGATAATAGCCATTTCTGATGCCCCCACCGGTTCACCAAGATACACATGCCGATAAAGCTCGTGATTAGCCTTCTTCATAATCTCCATATCCCTGCGGAGAGTTTCCGGGAACCATGGATTAGCTGTGTAGTTGATCTGCTTGACGATGCAGTAGCGATTACCGTTTTCGTCATAGTCGGGGTATATGCGATTCGTAACAAAGCGCTGATGTGTATCGCTGAGTCTGTTCTTCGGGTTGTATGCAACCCATATTTCCGACTCAACCACTCGACCATACTCAGCGCTGTAGAACTCTTTACGTACCGTTGGGATAAGCGTTTCCCATGAGTCCTTTGATACGTTTTCTGCTTCCTCTACAAGGGCGGCATCGAAGTTTGCGTAACCTTTGATATTTTCCACGTTAAGGCGCAGGAAGTCGAAACTGATACGTCCGCCGCTATTGGCAAATATCTCTGTCTTATTAATAGTCACCAGTGAGTGGAGGTTTCGGCGGTTAATCTCTTCAACAATTTCCGCATAGCATGATTCCTTGATGGACTTCATGTACTCACGAAAACAGATAAGCTTCCATCCGTGATAGATGACGTTATTGAGGAGGATTGTTATGAACGTTCGCGTCTTGGCGGAACCTCGCCCGCCATAAGCTACCTTGAATCTGGCTGGCTGCAGGTATTCCTCAAACGCTTCAGGAATGCTGCATTGCTCTGTCATTGCGTCTCGCTTTTTACAATGTTATACACTGGAGCTTTTGGAGTCATGGAGCCGTCATCAGATGTATGGTTGACGTCCTGCTTCTCTCGCCATTTATCTTTCTGTCTGTTCTTGAGCCAGAAGATGGCGGCAGTTGTATCAGGCGGGTAATACTTCTTAAGCGGAGTTTCGACAATTCTGTTTTCAATAACACGAATATCGATGTCTGGAGCCACGAAGCCCATAGCGCGTTGATAAAGACGATCACTAACTTCTGCATCAGCGACGGCCTTACCCTTTTTTATGGACTCTAAAAACTCCGGATATTCCAATTTCCAATTGTTGATTGTTGCCTCGCTAACTTCAAAGAAGTCAGCGAGTTCGGCGTCTGTATAGCCCAGCAAGCACAGTTTGCGTGCCTGTTCGGCATACGCCTCTTGATACTTTGTTGGGCGCGCCATGTTTATGCTCCGGTGGTGAACAGGTCTAACGCTTCCTTCGATTTACGCACCGCTTCGATAGTGCGGGTCGTGATATCCGAATTAGCGCCGCCTGACTGGAAGTGAATTTTGAATAGCTCAAGCTTCAGTTCGTCAGTGCCAATGAACTGAAATGCTTCCTCTGCAGCTGCGTTCTGGTTCATGACCAGCTTGTAAATCTCTAACTGGAATTTCTGTTCTTCAGTCATGGGAATAATCTCTGCCATTGTTGGCTCCGTTTATCCGTTAAAAGGGATATCAGTTAAGATATCCCGTGTAGGGTATAAGCCATTATCAAAGCCACTCTGTAGGGAATGGCTTTTGTAATAACTACTGTTCGCTTAGCTTCTGCTTCAGCAAGTAACCTTCGAGCATCCAGATTTTGTTTACAGCATTTTGCCGGGCAATCTTCCGACCAATTTCTGCATCAAAGTTTTCCGGGCTTGCACAGGCACTCTCTCCGGTGACGGTGAAGCCATTCTTCAGCACCAGTACGCAGAAAGTGAGCAACTTCAATGGTGATAAATCACGATCGCCTTCTTCTGTTTTTCCCCTGCCACAATATTCGTTGCTGGAAATGGCACCATTTCGTCCATCATAAGCAGTAAAGTAATGCTCGCTTTTAATCACGTCTTCGATGTGCTGCGGAGTGATTCTCGGAGCGGTTTTGCCTTTCTCAACGATTTCTTTTTCGATTTGCTGGTCGTTCATAATTATGACCCTGTGGAGTGGTTGCTTGATTAGGATGTCTTTCCATCAGTCCGCCACCACAAAGAATCTTTTTTTTGCCATAAGGCAGGAGGTTCATCTTTCAGTGGCTGCCAGTGTTATTTCCCCACTTACTGGCTTGGGTTGTTTCGCTGTACTGCCGTAACTGGTTACCCAGAATAAATTCCGGTTTCATTATCAAGCCCACCAGTAGATAGGCTTTGTAATGAACTGGCTCTTATCTCAACGCAGCCCCTTACCGCGCGCCAGATGCTCAATATCAAGCATCAGCAATGAGATGTTTAATCTGGATTCACTCCAGAAGTGATCACCACCCTGTCTACAGAGCCAGATGTGAAGGATGATGAGTAAAATTATCGCTATCATCGAAGGCATTGCGTCCTGATGTATTCCTGCAGGTAGTTAACCTGCGCGGTTATCCTGTCGATTCCACTTCGGAGACGGTAATAATTGAGTTCAGCATCTGCTGTAAGTCTTGGGCTTTCTCCATCGCCCATGCCGCTGGCTCCGGTCGTTGACTTTGCACAGGTGGCGGCGACCTGCAGGCGCTTACGCCCAGCAGAAACATCAGCACGGAGACTTTCGATAGTCGCGTTAGCATCAGCAAGCTCCTTTGTGTATCTGGCATCGAGTTCAGCTACATCACGTTGACGCTTCTGCATATCAGAGATGATAGATGCGGCTTTGTCGCGCTGCTCTTTATAGGCGATGGCGTTATCACGGTAGTGATTAACAGCCCATGACAGGCAGACGATGATGCAGATAACCAGAGCGGAGATAATCGCGGTGACTCTGCTCATACCTCAATCTCTCTGACCGTTCCGCCAGCTTCTTTGAATTTTGCAATCAGGCTGTCAGCCTTATGCTCGAACTGACCATAACCAGCGCCCGGAAGAGAAGCCCAGATATTGCTACAACGGTCGATAGCCTGACGGATATCACCGCGATCAATCATCGGCAAAGCGCCACGCTCTTTAATCTGTTGCAATGCCACAGCGTCCTGGCTTTTCGGAGAGAAGTCTTTCAGGCCAAGCTGCTTACGATAGGCATCCCACCAACGGGAAAGAAGCTGGTAACGTCCGGCTGCTGTTGATTTGAGTTTGGGGTTAAGCGTGACAAGTTTGCGAGGGTGATCGGAGTAATCAGTGAATAGCTCTCCGCCAACAATGACGTCATAACCATGATTTCTGGTTTTCTGTCGTCCGTTATCAGTTCCCTCTGACCACGCCAGCATATCGAGGAACGCCTTACGTTGATTATTGATTTCCACCATCTTCTACTCCGGCTTTTTTAGCAGCGAAGCGTTTGATAAGCGAACCAATCGAGTCAGTACCGATGTAGCCGATGAACACGCTCGTTATATAAGCGAGATTGCTACTTAGTCCTGCGAAGTCGAGAAGGTCACGAATGAACCAGGCGATAATGGCGCACATCGTTGCGTCGATTACTGTTTTTGTAAACGCACCGCCATTATATCTGCCGCGAAGGTACGCCATTGCAAACGCAAGGATTGCCCCGATGCCTTGTTCCTTTGCCGCGAGAATGGCGGCTAACAGGTCATGTTTTTCTGGCATCTTCATGTCTTACCCCCAATAAGGGGATTTGCTCTATTTAATTAGGAATAAGGTCGATTACTGATAGAACAAATCCAGGCTACTGTGTTTAGTAATCAGATTTGTTCGTGACCGATATGCACGGGCAAAACGGCAGGAGGTTGTTAGCGCAACCTCTTGCCACCCGCTTTCACGAAGCCAGCCATTGAGCTGGTTTTCTTTTATGCAAAGCACACCGCACCGTAGCCACAGCGGATAAGGTGATTATTTTTGTCTGTCTGGTATTTGGTTTGATGTGCTTTCAGAAAGGCCGTGCTTAAAACGCAAAAAGCCCCGAGCTATTAACTCAGGGCTTTATTTAACGAGTGCATTTATCCATCGTTGAGTCAAATTTACCCAATTTTATTCAATAAGTCAATATCATGCCGTTAATATGTTGCCATCCGTGGCAATCATGCTGCTAACGTGTGACCGCGTTCAAAATGTTGTCTGCGATTGACTCTTCTTTGTGGCATTGCACCACCAGAGCGTCATACAGCGGCTTAACAGTGCGTGACCAGGTGGGTTGGGTGAGGTTTGGGATTAGCATCGTTACAGCGCGATATGCGGCGCTTGCTGGCATTCTTGAATAGCCGACACCTTTGCATCTTCCGCACTCTTTCTCAACAACTCTCCCCCACTGCTCTGTTTTGGCTATATCAACCGCACGGCCTGTACCGTGGCAATCTCTGCATCTTGCGCCCGGCGTCGCGGCACTACGGCAATAATCCGCATAAGCGAATGTTGCGAGCACTTGCAGTACCTTTGCCTTAGTATTTCCTTCAAGCTTTGCAACGCCACGGTATTTCCCCGATACCTTGTGTGCAAATTGCATCAGATAGTTGATAGCCTTTTGTTTGTCGTTCTGGCTGAGTTCATGCTTACCGCAGAATGCAGCCATTCCGAATCCGGCTTGTGATTGCGCCATCCCCATAGCAGCCATCACATCAGTACCGGAAAGAGAGTCAGAAGCCGTAGCCCGTGGTGAGTCGCTCATCATCGGGCTTTTTGGCGAATGAAATTTAGCTACGCTTTCGAGTCTCACGCGCCTTCTCCCTGTACCTGAATCAATGTGAGATTTCCGCAGAACACTGCGCCGGTATCGATATACATCTGGTTGGCAAATTTGAGTGGTTTCACTGCTGGCGTGTGACCAAAGATGAACGTGTCCGCGCCTTTAATTTCTTTCACGATCCCGTTTTGTGAGTTGCTGATTCGTTCGCGGTTCCAGATTACCTGCTGATGATCAACTGGCTTTCCAAATTCGTATTCTTCACAAGGATAATCGGCGTGGCAGATGACATATTTTTTACCTTTGCTCACCAGTTCGATGATTAACGGAAGTTCTTCTGCTTTATGGGCAAGAGCTTTAGCCAGAATTTCTTTGTCGTAATCGAGATTAAAGAACCAGCCACCGCCATTAAGCAGCCAGTGATTAACGTTTCCACGCTCTGATAAGCCATCAATCATCATTTGCTCATGGTTTCCACGTACAGCTCTGAACCAGGGGAATGTGATTAATTCCATACATTCGACGTTCTCTGTACCGCGATCAACCAAATCGCCAACCGAGATAAGCAGGTCTTTTTTGGTGTCGAATCCTATCGTCTCCAGTTTTTTCATCATGTTCGTGTAGCATCCGTGCAGATCGCCAACTACCCAAACATTTCGGTATTTGCTGCCATCAATTCTTTCGTAATAGCGCATCTCTTTCACTCCATCCGCGATGAACCATAAGAACGTCGTTGACGATGGCGTGCATTTTCCCGTCTTTATCATCAACGTATTTTCTGACCGTGCCGCGACTACATTTCAGTCTGCGTGCTACTTCTGTCTGGTTTCCGTATGCTTCAACAAGCATGTCTGGAATGGTTTTTACTGAGAACGTCATGCGGCCTCACTTCTGCTATTTCGCAGGTCTTTGAGTTTCTTCTGATACTCCGCCTTGATGGCCATGCACTCTTCGACAGTCCAACGATGGCGGCTATGGTTTGATTCGATTTCGTCTACTGCTTCCTGCCCGATGCGGCTAATCAGTTCGACGCGATACGGAACGAGATTTCCGCTTTTGTGCTGGTTGCACACCACGCATTGCTTGTGAATATTGCGTTCATCAAATCGGAGTTGAGGTGCCGCAGCAGTTGTCCGGTAATGTCCGGCATCCCACTGAGCAGACGTGAGCGTTCCGCACGAGATACATGGTAAGTCGCGGTCTCTTTCTCTGATGAAAGCGTTTACGGCTTGTTGGGCTTGTTTAATCCAGTAACTGCGGGGCTTTAAGGCGAGTTTTCGAATCTTAAGTTTATCTTTCTGTTTCTGCTCCTCTCGTCTTCGTTTCTTCTCTGCTGCTTTTTCCGCTTTTTCGCGTTCTTTACTTCGTCGTTCGAGTGCTATCTTGGTTCCACACTCTGGAGAGCACCACCACTGATTAGCGAATGCAGGGTGAAACCATTCCCGACATTCATCGTTTTTACATCGTCTTCGCGCTGGTTTAGCCATCGTCTTCTTCCTCGTACATTGAGCTATTCGGATCGCTCATCAGTTCTGCGCAGCAGTGCTCACACACGTGAACTTCCAGCACATGCAGCTTCTGGCCGCAGTTAGCGCACGTTAAAGCCCGCTCGACGCTTTCTTTCTGGTATTGAAGGGATTGGGATGGGCTAAGCATTATTGGATTCTCTGCATCATGAGAAAGACAATCATGGCGGCGCGGAGGGGATTTTCATGTATAGCTCGCTTAGATTTACAGTAGGCCACACCGCGTGCACCCCACTCGTCTTCATCGAGATTGATAATGCTAATCCTGTATTTTTCAATAATCGGCCATGCGTCTGCTGGGTTTGCGCATGGGTTAAAGGATCCGCGCTCAACTTCTACTTCAACTGCGTCTCCGTTTACAACGTCTCCCTCAAATGAGACAAACACCATATCGCCATTCTCACCTTCTTTGTAATCCGGTGATCCGTTATGAATGGCTTCGAATACCGCCACGTTAATTTCAAAATCACTTAACTGTGAATAATCCATTGTCATTTC